CGGGGAGGAAGGAAACTACCGGATGGAAAGAGTCCCCCTAAAGCAGACTGACAGACATCACAAATCCCCGGGTGGGGATTTGTGTATAAGAGACAGACCAGTAGCAGGGGAAAACATCCGCGATAATGCGCCAAATTTCCATAAATGGCTTGAACATGCTGCAAGAAAAGACCCGCGTAAGATGATGCGTATATGTGCCGCGTTATACATGATTATGGCGAACCGCTACGACTGGCAGATGTTCATTGAGGCCACCGGAGACGGGGGAAGCGGTAAGAGTACATTTACCCATATTGCCACCCTGCTTGCTGGCAAACAGAACACCGTAAGCGCGGAGATGACATCACTCGATGATGCAGGAGGGCGCGCGCAGGTTGTCGGGAGTCGTCTTATCGTCCTTGCCGATCAGCCGAAATATACGGGGGAAGGCACGGGCATCAAGAAAATCACGGGAGGCGATCCCGTTGAAATTAACCCGAAATATGAGAAGCGATTCACGACGATAATAAGGGCGGTGGTACTGGCAACCAATAACGACCCGATGATCTTTACCGAACGGGCCGGAGGTGTGTCACGCCGTCGGGTGATTTTCCGGTTCGACAACATTGTAAGGGAGGACGAAAAAGACAAGGAATTACCGGAAAAGATAGCGGCAGAAATCCCCGTAATTATCCGCCGCTTGCTGGCTAATTTTGCTGACCCTGAAAAGGCACGGGCTTTATTACTGGAACAGCGTGACGGTGATGAAGCTCTGGCAATAAAGCAGCAAACGGATCCGGTTGTTGAGCTTTGCGCGGCGCTGGAGTTTCTGGAGGAAGCTCGTGGGCTAATGATGGGCGGTGGTGGTGACACCGTGAAGTACACGACCAGAAACAGCCTTTACCGTGTCTATATGGCCTTCATGGCATACACAGGAAAGGGGAAATGTTTGAGCGTGAATGAGTTCGGAAAGGCTATGAGGTCAGCGGCGAAAGTTTACGGATATGAATATATTACGCGAAAAGTTAAGGGAGTCACGCAGACCAACGCAACGACTACTGATGATTGCGATGCGTTTTTATAAAAAATGGCAATGGTTATCTACCTTGTCTACCTGACTGAAAGAAAATACTTTTATTTCAATGTATTAATGCAGGTAGATAACTATTTTTCACTGTCTACCTGTTATCTACCTTATCTACCCATTTTTGTAGACAGGTAAGGAGACGGGTAGAGATGAGGTAGACAGCTATTTGGGGCTGTCTACCTCCCTGAAACCCGCGCCATTACTGGCCTGATAACTAATCAGGTAGACAAGGTAGACAAGGTGGTGGTGCACAAAAAACTTTTTAAACGAGGGGGTAAAAATAAAAATGCACACATCAGGAAAACTGAACAAACATATAAAGCCACATTACCGCGCCCTTGATATGGCTGAACACTGGCTAAGGGTGGCGATTAAGGCAATAGACCGCAACGCCGGGGAAGGATACGCGAAAGCACATCCCGAACTGATAAGCGCATTCATGACAACGGCGGCTGCAAACTTTGCCACGCTGACCGAACGGGAGATTGCTGAAGCGGAGGAAGTGACAACAATCAATATTAAGTCCGGAGAGCTGGCAGCATGACGGCGCAAATATCAGTTTACGGGCGGTTGGTGGACGACCCGCAGACAAAACAGACCAGCAAGGGCACCCCCATGACGCTGGCGCGTATGGCGGTATCACTGCCCTGCAGTCAGTCGGATGACGGTCTGGCGACGTTGTGGTTATCTGTCCTGGCGTTTGGCAGACAAGCCGACGCGCTGGCAAAGCATCACAAAGGCGAACTCCTGAGCGTGGCGGGTAACATGCAGATGAGCCAGTGGACTGGACAGAACGGCGAAACGCGGCAGGGCTGGCAGGTTATCGCAGACAGCGTAATCAGTGCGCGATCGGTGCGACCGGGCGGCAAAAAAGGCCAACAGGGGCAGGCTACTGACGCACTGAACAGAGCAAAACAACAGGCAGATCAGCAAGGAAGCCAGCCACCAGAGGGAGATAATGAGCAATGGGGAGATGATATCCCGTTTTAAATATTGCCAATAAAAAAAGCCGGAAAAAATAAATTTTCCGGCATGCTACATAAATCCCGACCAAAGGGAGTGAAGATATTAACACTAATTGTCCGCACTGAAGTTGTCACCCCAAAACTTTATACAACATTGCACTCGGTTGCATGTGTTCGCATGACAAATATCGGTGATAGCATATATCCACAATTATTTTTAATGAATGCAAAGAGGATGCGTATGGTTGATTTATATTCGCCTACTCAGCTTGTACAGGTAGTTAATGCTGTAGATGTACAAAAACAACTAAATGCGTTGTTTACCAGTTTGTTTTTTACTCGCTCGGTAATGTTTGAATCGCGCGATATTATTCTTGATACAATCGACGATCCAAATATCCCAATTGCAGCGTTTTGTTCTCCTATGGTGGGTAGTAAAGTTTCACGTGACGAAGGGTACGAATCAAAAACAATTCGTCCAGGCTATATGAAGCCGAAAAGCAGCATTGATCCAAATAAGTTAGCTGTGCGCCCTGCTGGTGTATCACCTGAGCAATACAATTCTTTTGGGGCGCGTAATATTAAAGTTAAACAGGCGATTGTAAATCAGGCTAAAGCTATTCGTGCACGTATTGAATGGCTTGCCGTTCAGGCAATCACAACGGGGAAAAATATCATTGAGGGCGATGGTATTGAACGTTATGAGCTGGACTGGAATATTAAACCACAAAATATCATCACTCAGTCTGGCGGTGCTGAGTGGTCAGGTAAGGATAAAGAAACTTTTGATCCAAATGATGATATTGATAGCTACGCAGAATTTAGTGAGGGCGTCACTAATATCATCATTATGGGCGGTAATGTATGGAAGAAATACCGTTCATTCAGAGCGATAAAAGAGGCTCTGGATACCCGTCGTGGTTCTAATTCCGAACTGGAAACGGCCCTTAAAGACCTTGGTGATTCGGTGAGTTTTAAAGGGTATATGGGCGATGTTGCGATTGTTGTATATAGCGGGCGTTATACCGACGAGGACGGAACTGAAAAACATTTCCTTGATCCTGATTTGATGGTGCTTGGCAATACGGCTCTTCAGGGGATTGTCGCCTATGGAGGTATTCAGGATCCGGAGCTAATCCGAATGGGGCTGACTAAAGCCGAACTTGCACCGAAAAACTATATTGTGCCTGGTGATCCGGCTATTGAATATGTGCAGACACATTCAGCACCACAGCCAATACCGGCCCGCATCAATCGTTTTGTTACCGTTCGCATTGGCTAAGGGGGAGCAATGGCTACTCATTACACTGAACTCATGGCTGGCACTGAAGCACTGGTGACTACGCTGGGGATATTTTCAGCTAATAAAGGGGTAATTCCTGCATTTACGCCACTGATGCAGGAAGATGCAACAGGTGCACTGGTGGTATGGGATGGTTCGAGCGTAGGTAAAGCGGTTTATGTTTCCGCTGTACAAATCGACACCGCGAAAAAAACACAGGCTCAGGTCTATAAGACAGGTGTCTTAAATGTTGATGCTCTGAACTGGCCTGAGTCTGTTAAAGAACTGTCAGTAAAGGTTGCAGCGTTTGTTGGCTCAGGTATTTCTGTTCAGCCGCTGGCTCGTGTGTAAAGGGGGATACAATGCAGAATGATTACAATGACCTTAAGCCAATTGCCGAAATGATGTACCCGAATCCAGCTGTAGAGGAATTAAAAGCTATCGCTGACAAAATGTGTTTAAGCGAGCGCCTTGTTGATATGAATCAGGTGATGGAAATTACAACCCTGAGTCGTCGTACACTGCTAAACCTTGAGGCTAGTGGAGAGTTCCCGGAGCGTGTGCAGGTTACGGAAGGGCGTAAGGCCTGGTATTTAAGTGAAGTGATCGACTGGATAAATAATATTCCTCGCGCTTCTGAATATTGCCGCGTACCTGTCCCAAAAAAGCCAGATGCGGCGCTATGCCTCAAGATTGAGCGTGTACGCCGCAATGCACGGGATGGTCGCTATAAGCTGATTGGTTGATGAAATTAGGGCCCGCTCTGGCTGGCGGGTCCTTTCCGGTGATCCAGAACGTTACGGGGCGGAAGGCGCGCGGGTTTTCGCTATTTATGAGCATTTTAAGGGGACTGGTGGTGGTTTTGTTGTTCGCTGTATCTGTATGAATAATAAGAGAAAAATACAATCAATACACCAACCTGAAACAGTAATTAAGTTGTGGTATCAATGAAATTACACCTGATGAACAAAAAAAACATGGCAAAAAGTTGCCGTGTAAGCGCCACTGCGTTCGATAAGTGGGGAGTGATTCCCGTCGAGCGTAAGGGCCGTGAGGCGTTCTATGATGTTGCCAGTGTAATAGATAATCGGGTTAACAATGCAATCAGCCAGATTACAAACGAAACGGGCGATATTGATGACGATGAACTTTTACGCGTCAGGATCAGATTACTGACAGCACAGGCAGAGGCGCAGGAGCTTAAAAACGAGCGCGAACGCGGCGACGTTATTGATACAGAGTTTTGTATGTATGTTCTTTCCAAACTGGCGAGTCAGATTTCATCTATCATGGACAGCCTGCCGCTTACCATGCAAAGGCGCTTCCCACAGATGACTCCGGCTATGCTGGATGGACTTAAAAAGGAAGTGGCTAAAGCCTGTAATGCCAGTGCCGGCGTTGCTGACAACCTCCCACAGATACTGGCTGATTATCTGATGGAAAGTACAGGAAACGTACCGGATAAGTTGCAGCTGAATAAGGATAAGTAACGTAGTACGCTATGACTGAATCCGAACTACTGAAAGTAATCTGCCATGCTGGTGGAGTCAGCCACCAGCATGACGAACAGACCACGCAGCCGGGCAGTGTCACCGCTGAAAATTACGCTCGTGTGGTTGCTGAGGTTATGTGGCGTGACGGTATAGAACTGAACGGACAGGATTGCTTAGTCATCCGCACCAAAGTGCTGGCTATACTGGCAGCTAGGCGGAGGCAGGGACAACGCCAGAACGTTGCATCGTACCAGTGGAAGAAGCCTGACAGACTGCGGCGATAACTCTTTGATTTTCTCGACGGCCCCAAAATGGGCCTTACCATAGCCAGCTAATAAATGAGCAAGCCTCAAAAGTGAGGTTTGTGGCCGTTTGGCCTATTCATATGCTAACTCGTTGATATTCCTGACGACGCAAATTTACGCCTTGTGGCTGGTAGTCGAATTGCAAATTTGCAACTCAACTATGAAACTACAGGTAGTTTGGGTAGTAAAAGCAACACACTGATTTTGGGGCTTCTTCGCGATACCTAATATTATGGTATCGGTGGAAGAGATATCGTTTCTCATAGGTTAGCACCGAGGGCGGAGTTCCGCCCTCATCGAAAAATTGCTTACGAGTCGTCAAAATAAATTAATCGACTGAGTATAATGATTAACTAATTGCTCGTGTTACTTCATTATACGTTATTTCCCATCTTTAAGGTTTAACCAAGTGTTAATTAAAAAAAGAGCCATTGAACCTGATAAATTTACTGCAAGTTCGGCATGCCTTGGGGATGGCTTAATTGATGAGCTGTTCGTTCCATGTGCATCACCGAGTTTATTACGAAGAGTACCTAACCCATTTACAACTGCAGAACAACCGCCGAGAATTTGTTTGAAGATATTTTCAGTATGTTGGTCGGCAGATAGGTTAAGTTCTTTTGAAAGAGTTTTATAAAGCTCTGACATTTCAATATTTTTATTATTATACTGAATGCCCATATCATCAAGAATGTGTTTGCAAACTGTTTCAAGAAGTGTTCTTGCGGAGGTTATCGCACCATCCGGATCTGTATGGCGCCGTTCAAGTGCTTTTATCCAAACGGCGTGGACTCCATCCTCGTTAAACTTTCTTAATACATCAGATATGTCTTCATCCGCTGGAGCTTTATTTTTCCCTTCTAGATAGTCCAGCATCGGCTGAAATGCCTTATAAATCAAATCTCTCCGGGGGGCATACTTTTCAGTCTTTTTTATAAATCCCCAAAATTCTTTTAGTGAGCGATTAGTTCTCACAAACTCTGGTAATAGCTGATGTAAAGGAGGATTTTGTAAGAAATATGTTCTTAGAAGCAAATAATCATTATTAGCTTCATCCTGGGCTCCTGTAGCTCTTGCAATTAGTATGTTTTGAAGCGCTACTGCGCGCTCTAGGTCATTTTGAAGGGTATCTATAATATTCATAACAAATCTTTATTCACTTCATTTGTGGGTTGATAATTGAATGGTTTGTACATTGATTTCTGTGTATTGCAGTGTGTATTGCAACATAGCCATTCAGGTAGAGATTATGCTCTATTTTTCCTCTTATATCATTCACATACTTACACCATTGACTCATGTAACCCAAGCATGAGGTGAATCCGCAGATGACCCTGCGTCGCCTGCCGGATGAAGATCCGCAGAATCTGGCGGACCCGGCTTACCGCCGCCGTCGCATCATCCTGCAGAACATGCGTGACGAGGAGCTGGCCATTGCCCAGGTCGAAGAGATGCAGGCCGTTTCTGCCGTGCTTAAGGGCAAATACACCATGACCGGTGAAGCCTTCGATCCGGTTGAGGTGGATATGGGCCGCAGTGCGGCGAATAACATCACGCAGTCCGGCGGCACGGAGTGGAGTAAGCGTGATAAGTCCACGTATGACCCGACCGACGATATCGAAGCCTACGCGCTGAACGCCAGCGGTGTGGTGAATATCATCGTGTTTGATCCGAAAGGCTGGGCGCTGTTCCGTTCCTTCAAAGCCGTCAGGGAGAAGCTGGATACCCGTCGCGGCTCTCATTCCGAACTGGAGACAGCGGTAAAAGACCTGGGCAAAGCGGTGTCTTATAAGGGAATGTATGGCGATGTGGCCATCGTCGTGTATTCCGGACAGTACGTGGAAAATGGTGTCAAAAAGAACTTCCTGCCGGACAACACGATGGTGCTGGGCAACACTCAGGCACGCGGTCTGCGCACCTATGGCTGCATTCAGGATGCGGACGCACAGCGCGAAGGCATTAACGCCTCTGCCCGTTACCCGAAAAACTGGGTGACCACCGGCGATCCGGCGCGTGAGTTCACCATGATTCAGTCAGCACCGCTGATGCTGCTGGCTGACCCTGATGCGTTCGTGTCCGTACAACTGGCGTAATCATGGCCCTTCGGGGCCATTTTCTCTCTGTGGAGGAGTCCATGACGAAAGATGAACTGATTGCCCGTCTTCAGGTGCTGGGTGAGCAACTGAACCGTGATGTCAGCCTGACGGGGACGAAAGAAGAACTGGCGCTCCGTGTGGCAGAGCTGGAAGAGGAGCTTGATGACACGGATGACGCTGCCGGTCAGGACACGTCTGTCAGCCCGGAAAATGCGCTGACCGGGCATGAAAATGAGGTGGTGTCAGCGCAGCCGGGTACCGTGACTGATACGGCTGATCTGGTCACGGTTGTGGCACTGGTGACGCTGCATACTGATGCACTTCACGCCACGCGGGATGAGGCTGTGGCATTTGTGCTGCCGGGAACGGCGTTCCGTGTTTCTGCCAGTGTGGCAGCCGAAATGACAGAACATGGCCTGGCCAGAATGCAATAACGGGAGGCGCTGTGGCTGATTTCGATAACCTGTTCGATGCTGCCATTGCCCGCGCCGATGAAACGATACGCGGGTACATGGGAACGTCAGCCACCATGACATCCGGTGAGCAGTCCGGCGCAGTAATACGTGGTGTTTTTGATGACCCTGAAAATATCAGCTATGCCGGACAGGGCGTGCGTGTTGAAGGCTCCAGCCCGTCCCTGTTTGTCCGGACTGATGATGTGCGGCAGCTGCGGCGCGGCGACACGCTGACCATCGGTGAGGAAAACTTCTGGATAGACCGGATTTCACCGGATGATGGCGGAAGCTGTCATCTCTGGCTTGGGCGTGGCGTACCGCCTGCCGTTAACCGTCGCCGCTGAAAGGGGGATGTATGGCCATAAAAGGTCTTGAGCAGGCCGTTGAAAACCTCAGCCGTATCAGCAAAACGGCAGTGCCCGGTGCCGCCGCAATGGCCATTAACCGCGTGGCCACAACCGCAATAAAGCAGTCGGCGTCACAGGTTGCCCGTGAGACAAAGGTACGCCGGAAACTGGTAAAGGAAAGGGCCAGGCTGAAAAGGGCCACGGTCAAAAATCCGCAGGCCAGAATCAAGGTTAACCGGGGGGATTTGCCCGTAATCAAGCTGGGGAATGCGCGGGTTGTCCTGTCCCGCCGCAGGCGTCGTAAAAAGGGGCAGCGTTCATCCCTGAAAGGTGGCGGCAGCGTGCTTGTGGTGGGAAACCGTCGTATTCCCGGCGCGTTTATTCAGCAACTGAAAAATGGCCGGTGGCATGTCATGCAGCGTGTGGCCGGGAAAAACCGTTACCCCATTGATGTGGTGAAAATCCCGATGGCGGTGCCGCTGACCACGGCGTTTAAACAGAATATTGAACAGATACGGCGTGAACGTTTGCCGAAAGAACTGGAATACGCCCTGAAACAACAACTGAGGATTGCGATAAAGCGATGAAACATACTGAACTCCGTGCAGCCGTACTGGATGCACTGGAGAAGCATGACACCGGGGCGACGCTTTTTGATGGTCGCCCCGCTGTTTTTGATGAGGCGGATTTTCCGGCAGTTGCCGTTTATCTCACCGGCGCTGAATACACGGGCGAAGAGCTGGACAGCGATACCTGGCAGGCGGAGCTGCATATCGAAGTTTTCCTGCCTGCTCAGGTGCCGGATTCAGAGCTGGATTCGTGGATGGAGTCCCGGATTTATCCGGTGATGAGCGATATCCCGGCACTGTCAGATTTGATCACCAGTATGGTGGCCAGCGGCTATGACTACCGGCGCGACGATGATGCGGGCCTGTGGAGTTCAGCCGATCTGACTTATGTCATTACCTATGAAATGTGAGGACGCTATGCCTGTACCAAATCCTGTAATGCCGGTGAAAGGTGCCGGGACCACCCTGTGGGTTTATAAGGGGAGCGGTGACCCTTATGCGAACCCGCTTTCAGACGTTGACTGGTCGCGTCTGGCAAAAGTTAAAGACCTGACGCCCGGCGAACTGACCGCTGAGTCCTATGACGACAGCTATCTCGATGATAAAGATGCAGACTGGACTGCGACCGGGCAGGGGCAGAAATCTGCCGGAGATACCAGCTTCACGCTGGCGTGGATGCCCGGAGAGCAGGGGCAGCAGGCGCTGCTGGCGTGGTTTAATGAAGGTGATACCCGTGCCTATAAAATCCGCTTCCCGAACGGCACGGTCGATGTGTTCCGTGGCTGGGTCAGCAGTATCGGTAAGGCGGTGACGGCGAAGGAAGTGATCACCCGCACGGTGAAAGTCACCAATGTGGGACGTCCGTCGATGGCAGAAGATCGCAGCACGGTAACAGCGGCCACCGGCATGACGGTAACGCCAGCCAGTGCTTCCGTAGTGAAAGGGCAGAGCACTACGCTGACCGTGGCATTCCAGCCGGAGGGCGTAACCGACAAGAGCTTTCGTGCGGTGTCTGCGGATAAAACAAAAGCCACCGTGTCGGTCAGTGGTATGACCATCACCGTGAACGGCGTTGCTGCAGGCAAGGTCAACATTCCGGTTGTATCCGGTAATGGTGAGTTTGCTGCGGTTGCAGAAATTACCGTCACCGCCAGTTAATCCGGAGAGTCAGCGATGTTCCTGAAAACCGAATCATTTGAACATAACGGTGTGACCGTCACGCTTTCTGAACTGTCAGCCCTGCAGCGTATTGAGCATCTTGCCTGGTTGAAAGAGCAGGAAAAAAAGGCTGAATCCAGTGGCAACCTGCAGGTGTCTGTAGAGGATCTTATCAGAGGCGGGGCGTTTCTGGTGGCGATGTCTCTGTGGCATAACCATCCGCAGAAGACAAAGCTGCCGTCCATGAATGAAGCCATTACGCAGATTGAGCAGGAAGTGCTTACCACCTGGCCCACGGAGGCAATTGCTCAGGCTGAAAACGTGGTGTTACGTCTGTCCGGAATGTCTGAGTTTGTGGTGAATAATGCCCCTGAACAGGCAGAGGACGCCGGGCCTGCAGAGCCTGTTTCTGCGGGAAAGTGTTCGACGGTGAGCTGAGTTTTGCCCTGAAACTGGCGCGCGAGATGGGGCGACCCGACTGGCGCGCCATGCTTGCCGGGATGTCATCCACGGAGTATGCCGACTGGCACCGCTTTTACAGTACCCATTATTTTCATGATGTTCTGCTGGATATGCACTTTTCCGGGCTGACGTACACCGTGCTCAGCCTGTTTTTCAGCGATCCGGATATGCATCCGCTGGATTTCAGTCTGCTGAACCGGCGTGAGGCTGACGAAGAGCCTGAAGATGATGTGCTGATGCAGAAAGCGGCAGGGCTTGCCGGAGGTGTCCGCTTTGGCCCGGACGGGAATGAAGTTATCCCCGCTTCCCCGGATGTGGCGGACATGACGGAGGATGACGTAATGCTGATGACAGTATCAGAAGGGATCGCAGGAGGAGTCCGGTATGGCTGAACCGGTAGGCGATCTGGTCGTTGATTTGAGTCTGGATGCGGCCAGATTTGACGAGCAGATGGCCAGAGTCAGGCGTCATTTTTCCGGTACGGAAAGTGATGCGAAAAAAACAGCGGCAGTCGTTGAACAGTCAATGAACCGGCAGGCGCTGGCTGCACAGAAAGCGGGGATTTCCGTCGGGCAGTATAAAGCCGCCATGCGTATGCTGCCTGCACAGTTCACCGACGTGGCCACGCAGCTTGCAGGCGGGCAAAGTCCGTGGCTGATCCTGCTGCAACAGGGGGGTCAGGTTAAGGACTCCTTCGGCGGGATGATCCCCATGTTCAGGGGGCTTGCCGGTGCGATCACCCTGCCGATGGTGGGGGCCACCTCGCTGGCGGTGGCGACCGGTGCGCTGGCGTATGCCTGGTATCAGGGCAACTCAACCCTGTCCGATTTCAACAAAACGCTGGTCCTTTCCGGCAATCAGGCGGGACTGACGGCAGATCGTATGCTGGTCCTGTCCAGAGCCGGGCAGGCGGCAGGGCTGACGTTTAACCAGACCAGCGAGTCACTCAGCGCACTGGTTAAGGCGGGGGTAAGCGGTGAGGCTCAGATTGCGTCCATCAGCCAGAGTGTGGCGCGTTTCTCCTCTGCATCCGGCGTGGAGGTGGACAAGGTCGCTGAAGCCTTCGGGAAGCTGACCACAGACCCGACGTCGGGGCTGACGGCGATGGCACGCCAGTTCCATAACGTGACGGCGGAGCAGATTGCGTATGTTGCTCAGTTGCAGCGTTCCGGCGATGAAGCCGGGGCATTGCAGGCGGCGAACGAGGCCGCAACGAAAGGGTTTGATGACCAGACCCGCCGCCTGAAAGAGAACATGGGCACGCTGGAGACCTGGGCAGACAGGACTGCGCGGGCATTCAAATCCATGTGGGATGCGGTGCTGGATATTGGTCGTCCTGATACCGCGCAGGAGATGCTGATTAAGGCAGAGGCTGCGTTTAAGAAAGCAGACGACATCTGGAATCTGCGCAAGGATGATTATTTTGTTAACGATGAAGCGCGGGCGCGTTACTGGGATGATCGTGAAAAGGCCCGTCTTGCGCTTGAAGCCGCCCGAAAGAAGGCTGAGCAGCAGACTCAACAGGACAAAAATGCGCAGCAGCAGAGCGATACCGAAGCGTCACGGCTGAAATATACCGAAGAGGCGCAGAAGGCTTACGAACGGCTGCAGACGCCGCTGGAGAAATATACCGCCCGTCAGGAAGAACTGAACAAGGCACTGAAAGACGGGAAAATCCTGCAGGCGGATTACAACACGCTGATGGCGGCGGCGAAAAAGGATTATGAAGCGACGCTGAAAAAGCCGAAACAGTCCGGCGTGAAGGTGTCTGCGGGCGATCGTCAGGAAGACAGTGCTCATGCTGCCCTGCTGACGCTTCAGGCAGAACTCCGGACGCTGGAGAAGCATGCCGGAGCAAATGAGAAAATCAGCCAGCAGCGCCGGGATTTGTGGAAGGCGGAGAGTCAGTTCGCGGTACTGGAGGAGGCGGCGCAACGTCGCCAGCTGTCTGCACAGGAGAAATCCCTGCTGGCGCATAAAGATGAGACGCTGGAGTACAAACGCCAGCTGGCTGCACTTGGCGACAAGGTTACGTATCAGGAGCGCCTGAACGCGCTGGCGCAGCAGGCGGATAAATTCGCACAGCAGCAACGGGCAAAACGGGCCGCCATTGATGCGAAAAGCCGGGGGCTGACTGACCGGCAGGCAGAACGGGAAGCCACGGAACAGCGCCTGAAGGAACAGTATGGCGATAATCCGCTGGCGCTGAATAACGTCATGTCAGAGCAGAAAAAGACCTGGGCGGCTGAAGACCAGCTTCGCGGGAACTGGATGGCAGGCCTGAAGTCCGGCTGGAGTGAGTGGGAAGAGAGCGCCACGGACAGTATGTCGCAGGTAAAAAGTGCTGCCACGCAGACCTTTGATGGTATTGCACAGAATATGGCGGCGATGCTGACCGGCAGTGAGCAGAACTGGCGCAGCTTCACCCGTTCCGTGCTGTCCATGATGACAGAAATTCTGCTTAAGCAGGCAATGGTGGGGATTGTCGGGAGTATCGGCAGCGCCATTGGCGGGGCTGTTGGTGGCGGCGCATCCGCGTCAGGCGGTACAGCCATTCAGGCCGCTGCGGCGAAATTCCATTTTGCAACCGGAGGATTTACGGGAACCGGCGGCAAATATGAGCCAGCGGGGATTGTTCACCGTGGTGAGTTTGTCTTCACGAAGGAGGCAACCAGCCGGATTGGCGTGGGGAATCTTTACCGGCTGATGCGCGGCTATGCCACCGGCGGTTATGTCGGTACACCGGGCAGCATGGCAGACAGCCGGTCGCAGGCGTCCGGGACGTTTGAGCAGAATAACCATGTGGTGATTAACAACGACGGCACGAACGGGCAGATAGGTCCGGCTGCTCTGAAGGCGGTGTATGACATGGCCCGCAAGGGTGCCCGTGATGAAATTCAGACACAGATGCGTGATGGTGGCCTGTTCTCCGGAGGTGGACGATGAAGACCTTCCGCTGGAAAGTGAAACCCGGTATGGATGTGGCTTCGGTCCCTTCTGTAAGAAAGGTGCGCTTTGGTGATGGCTATTCTCAGCGAGCGCCTGCCGGGCTGAATGCCAACCTGAAAACGTACAGCGTGACGCTTTCTGTCCCCCGTGAGGAGGCCACGGTACTGGAGTCGTTTCTGGAAGAGCACGGGGGCTGGAAAGCCTTTCTGTGGACGCCGCCTTATGAGTGGCGGCAGATAAAGGTGACCTGCGCAAAATGGTCGTCGCGGGTCAGTATGTTGCGTGTTGAGTTCAGCGCAGAGTTTGAACAGGTGGTGAACTGATGCAGGATATCCGGCAGGAAACACTGAATGAATGCACCCGTGCGGAGCAGTCTGCCAGCGTGGTGCTCTGGGAAATCGACCTGACAGAGGTCGGTGGAGAACGTTATTTTTTCTGTAATGAGCAGAACGAAAAAGGTGAGCCGGTCACCTGGCAGGGGCGACAGTATCAGCCGTATCCCATTCAGGGGAGCGGTTTTGAACTGAATGGCAAAGGCACCAGTACGCGCCCCACGCTGACGGTTTCTAACCTGTACGGTATGGTCACCGGGATGGCGGAAGATCTGCAGAGTCTGGTCGGCGGAACGGTGGTCCGGCGTAAGGTTTACGCCCGTTTTCTGGATGCGGTGAACTTCGTCAACGGAAACAGTTACGCCGATCCGGAGCAGGAGGTGATCAGCCGCTGGCGCATTGAGCAGTGCAGCGA